CCTCTGCAACGAAGCCCTGCGGCGGATCAACTATCCGACGCCGATCGGCTACATCATGGAAGGCTCGCGCGCCTCCCGCGTTGCCGTGCAACTCTACGGCCAGACGCGGGACGATCTTTTGCGCGGTTCCGATTGGGACTTCGCCCGGCAGGCTGTCGGTTTGGCGCTACTCAAGACGGCGCCGGTCAGTGGCTACAGCGCGACGCCCTGGACCACGGCCTTCCCGCCGCCGCCGTGGATTTACGAGTACGCCTATCCGGCTGGCTGCCTGATGATCCGCTCGGTGCGTCCCGTTCCCGTCGTGATCCCCGAGTTCGATCCTCAGCCCAACATCTTCGTGCTGGGCAACGACGCCAGCCTGTCGCCGCCGGCCCGGGTCATTCTGACCAATCTGGGGGGCGCCCAGGCGGTCTACACGGGCCAGGTGACCGATCCCAACCAGTGGAATTCGTCCTTCCAGGAGGCGCTTGTGGAGGCACTGGCGCGGCGGTTCGGCGAGGCGTTGAACCCTGATCCGAATCTCGCCAAGGAGCGCGGCGAGGAAGAACAGGGTTCGGAGATTGCGGCCCCGATGAGGCGCGGCTGATGGCGACGCCAGCCGACATCGCCAACCGCGCGCTGGACGCCATCGGCTCGATGGACACGATCGGCGACCTACAGGAGGGCACGCGGCAGGCTCAGGTGGCGTTGCGCGCCTATGGACCCGGACTGCGGCAAATCCTGCGGGCGGCGCATTGGAACTTTGCCCGGACGAGACGGAAGTTGACGCTGCTGAATGATGCGACCGGGCAGACGACGCAGCAACAGACCGCGGCAGGCGCCCCGATCACAGTCGGCGCCGGCACCGAGGGCATGCGGCCCTGGGTCTACGAATATGCGTGGCCGATTGATTGTGTCCTGGCCCGCTGGGTTCCGGCATCGCGATTCCCAATTTCCCCGGGATCTCCGCCGAGCAATATCACCCTCCCGACGGTGCCTTTGATGGGGGGCATGGCGCAGCTTCCCTATGAGCAGCAGATACCGACCCGCTTCGTGGTCAGCAACGATGTCGTGCCAAATCTGATCGGCGTCCCGGATACCTGGCAGGACGTGCCGGAAACGGCGCAGACGATGGGTCAGGCGCTCACCAACCAGACGGTGATTCTGAGCAACCAGCCCAACGCGGCGCTGGTCTACACGGCCCTGATGACCTACCCGGATCAGTGGGACCCGCTGTTCAGTGAAGCGTTCGTCGCGATGCTGGCCTCACGCCTTGCAATGACGTTGGTGCCGGACCCTCGGGCGCGCGTCGCAATCCGTGATGAGCAGATCAAGGTCGCCAAAGATGCGTTGACACAGGCGCGCATCTCCGATGGTGACGAAGGATGGTTCACCACCGATCATATCCCGGACTGGCTGCGGGTGCGATCCGCTGGCGGTGCGTGGGGATCGGGCAGTTGGGCCGGCGATGGCGGTCTTGGTGTGCTGTTCAACGGCTGGTCGGCGTGCAGTTTTGGTGACGGCTCGGCGTACTGATGTCCGTCCCCTCGATACAAACGTCGTTCTCCGCTGGGGAGATTTCGCCCGCGCTATACGGTCATGTTGACCTCGCGAAATTCCATGTCGCGGCTACCACGCTTCGCAATTGCTTCGTGAACTATCGCGGCGGCGCCTACTCGCGGGCCGGAACCCGCTATGTCGCACGCTCGAAACAGGCGTATTCGCTGACTTCAAACCCGCCGCGCGTGATTGATTTTCAGTTCAGCATCAATCAGGGCTACGCGCTGGAATTTGGCAACTTCTACATGCGCGTCCATTCGAACGGCGCGCCGGTTGTCGAATTGCCCGTGACGGTCACGAACATAACGAGAGCCGATCCGGCCGTGGTCACCGTGGCGGTCAATGGCGCGCTGACGGCAACGGCAAACGTCGGCGCCGTCAATCGGTCCTATGCGCCCGCTGAACAGATCACCCTCGCAGGCGGCATTGGTATCGCGCCAGCCGTTCTAGGGGTCACGAACACCGAACTGGTCGGGCTGCAAATCCTGAATGCGGGAACCGGTGTCTATGCGCCACTCGACACGATCCAGTTGAGCGGTGGCACCCAGACGACCCCTGCCGTCCTGACCGTCTCGACAACGGGTGTCGCGTCGGCGACGATCACGGCCGGCGGCAGCGGTGGCGCCGATGGCTCGCAGGTGGTCACCGGAACCACGGGAACGGGAACCAAATTCCAACTTAGCGTCACGGTGGCTGGCGGAACGATAACGAGCGTCGATGGAATCGTTACATCTGGCATCTATACCGTCAATCCAACGACGCCAGCGGCCGAACCTGTTACCGGGGCTGGACTGACCGGCGCCACGCTGAATCTCAAGATGGGCATCCATGCGTTTGCCGTTACGACGGCGGGCGTCTTCACAGCCAATCCCTCTGGCGCAATGTTTACTCAGGCATCAACCTCCGGGTCCGGGACTGGCGCGACATTCCAGTTTGCGTTGATGGCGCCCCATGCAATGAGCGTCATCAACCCGGGCTCCTACACGACTTTTCCGACCAATCCAGTTTCTCAGGCGTCCACCTCGGGCGCCGGGCGCGGGGCAACCTACAATCTCACATCGGCGACGGCGACCCCTTTCAGCAATGGCGACTGGATCACGATTGCCGGCGTTAGCGGTATGACGGAGGTGAACGGCAACACCTACATCGCGGCAGGCGTCTCCGGGGCGACGTTCCAGTTGAATGACCTTGACGGCAATCCGGTCGATTCCTCGGCGTTTAGGGTCTACTCGGGCGGTGGCACCGCATCGCGGATTTTCACCCTGGCTATGCCGTATGCAGCCGCCGACCTGCCGTTGCTCAAGTTCACGCAATCCGCCGACGTGATGACGTTGGTTCATCCGAACTACCCACCTTATGATCTGGCGCGCATCTCGGCCACAAATTGGACGCTGACCCAAACGACGTTCGGCGCATCGATCGATGCACCGTCATCCGTGACGGTGCTGGCTACCACTCATCCGAGCGGCGCTACTTCGCCACCAACCCTACCGGCGGCCTACGCGCAGGTGGTTACCGCGATTGACGGAATGACCGGGGAGGAAAGCATTGCATCTCCCATCGCCAATGTGACTAACTCGGTCGATATTGCCGTCACCGCTGGGTCTCTCGTTACGACGTGGATACCGGTCTTCGGTGCATCGACCTACAATATCTATCAGGCGCAAACCTCATACAACACCAACCCCGGCGATACGACCGATGCGCTCCCCGTGCCGCCTGGCGCGATCTTTGGGTTCATCGGCAGCAGCTACGGCGCGTCCTTCGTCAACAGCAACATCACGCCGGATTTTACGCAGGTGCCGCCGTTGCATCTGAACCCGTTCGCGCCCGGCAGAATCATCAATGCCGCGATCGTCGCGGGCGGTATCAACTACACCTCGGCGACAGTCTCCGTCTCGACATCGACCGGCTCCGGCTTTGTCGGCATACCGGTTTTCAACAGTGGCAGCGTTGTTGCCATCATCGTGCAAAATGCCGGCGCCGGCTACGCGCCGACCGATACGCTGGTCATATCCGGTAACGGCACGGGAGCAACTGGCGTTCTGACTATCGGCCCACAGAGCGGCACCTATCCGAGTGTCGTTGCATATTTCCAACAGCGCCGCGTGTATGCCGGCAGCCTGAACCAACCCGACACCTACTGGATGTCGAAGCCAGGTTCGTTCCTGAACTTCGATTCCAGCGTTCCCGTGAGTGCCACTGATTCCATCACCGGAACCCCGTGGTCGCAGCAGGTGAACGGCATCCAGTGGATGATCGCAATGCCTGGGGGTCTGGTGGCGCTGACCGGCCTCGGCGCGTGGCAGGTCACCGGCGCGGGCGGATCGGCGCTCAATCCCGTCGCCATCACGCCGTCCAGCCAACAAGCGCAGCCGCAGACCTTCAATGGTGCATCGCAGATCGTGCGGCCTTTCGTTGTGAATTACGATATCATCTACGTGCAGGCCAAAGGGTCCATCGTCCGCGATCTGGCCTATTCGATCTGGCTGAACAACTACACCGGGAGTGATTTGACACAGATTTCCGGGCAGTTGTTCAGCAACTTCACGATGCTGGATGCAGCATGGTGCGAGGAACCCTACAAGCTGGCATGGTTCGTGCGCAGCGACAACACGCTGCTGTCCCTGACCTACGACAAGGAGCAGGAAGTATACGGTTGGGCGCGTCATGATACCAACGGGCAGTTCATCTCGGTGTGCTCGGTGACGGAGCCGCCGGTTGATGCGCTATACATGGTGACGACGCGCTACGTGCCTACGGTTGCGAATGGCGGTGCGTACTATATCGAGCGGATGGATGATCGTATCTGGACCTCGGTAGAGAATTGCTGGTGCGTGGATTGCGGCCTCTCCTATCCGATGCCAACCCCCGCCGCGACACTGACCGCGAGCGCGCCCACTGGCACTGTCACGCTGACCGCGACCGCGCCAGTGTTCAGTCTTGGGAACATAGGAAACGTGGTGCGCATGGGTGGCGGCATCATGTCCATTGTGACCTACATCGATACGCAGCATGTAACGGCGGTGGTTAATTCGCCGATTACGAGCGTGATCCCTGGAACATCGCCGCAAGCCGTATATCCGCAGAAGTCCGGCACATGGACCATGACGGCGCCGACAACCGTGGTGAGCGGCTTGGGACAGTTGGCCGGACTTCCTGTGGCTGGCACCGCCGATGGCGTCGCTATCCCGCCACAGACCGTCACGGTGACGGGCACGATCACGCTATCGGCGCCAGCGACGGCCATCACGGTGGGCTTGGGCTTTCAACCGCAGGTGCAGAGTCCCTATCTGGACGCAGGACAGCCTACGGTCCAAGGCCGGCGCAAGACGATCACGGGCGTTACGGTGCGGGTGGATTCCAGCATCGGATTGAAGGTCGGCACCAATCAGCCTGACGGCGCCGCGCAAAGCCCCCCGACGCTGGCGCCGCAATGGGTCGGACTGGCGGCGGACCCCGATCAGGGATCGACGTACACCAACCCAGGCGGCATTGTGACGCAGAACTTGTTCACGGGCGATCTGCGAACCAATGTCGGCGCGAATTGGGCAAAGCCGGGCCAGGTTGCTGTGCAGCAGGACAACCCATTCCCCATGAACATAACCGCGTTCATCCCCGAGTTCCTTGAGGGTGATACCCCAGAAGTCGGCTATTCTCCGCAGGCCCCGGCGCGCGACCCGCGGCAACCGGCGCGCGGGCCGGGCCAATGGATGCTGGCGTAGGGATGGCGTTTGAAATCATGCCGGCAACCATGACTCACATGCGGATCATGGCTCGCACCATGCGCGCCGAAGATCGCGACGAGATCGAAAGTCTTGGCGTCGCACCGCGGCGTCTCCTACGCGCGCTCTATCGCGAGTCCACGCATTGCGGCGCTGCGACACTGGCGGGCGAACTGGCCGCGGTGTGGGGATGCCAGGGTGAACTGGCATCATCGGTCGGTATGCCGTGGTTGTTCACCGCGCCCCCGGTCGAGCGGGCGCCATTGGCGTTCTTCAAAGAGACGCGCGGACAGGTCATGCGGATGTTGGTGACGCGCCGTGAACTGGTGACCGACGTGCTGGCGACGTATCAGCGTTCTCTCCGGTTCTTCGCCATGATGGGATTCGCGATCGGGGAGCCGTTCCCGGCTGGTCCTCATGGCGCGCTGTATCGGCGCATCCGATTGGAGCGTGGCTGATGGGTCTCGCCATCGCGGGGATCGTGGCCGGTGTCGCAGGCGCCGCCACGACGGCGATCGGCACGCTCTCGGCCGGAGCGGCGCAGCAGAAGTCGTTGAACTATCAGGCGCAGGTGGCGCGGAACAATCAGACCATCGCCTACCAGAACGCTGAAACAGCGACGCAGACCGGCCAGCAGGCGGCCACGAATAAGAGTATGGAAGCGCGTCAGAAAGAGGCGGCGACAACGGCTGCGATCGCCTCGGCTGGGGTGGATGTCAATAGTGGCTCGGCCTCTGATGTACGAACGACGCAGCGCGAAGTCGGTGAACTTGATACCGAGACCGTCGCCCATAATGCCGCGCTGCAAGCGTACGGCTATCGGACGCAGGCCACCAACTTTGGCGCTGAGGCCGAGCTTCAATCGGCCGAAGCATCGCAGGCAGTTCCGGCCTCCGAACTGACTGCAGCCGGCGGCTTGGCAAGCAGCGCATCCAGCCTCGGATTGCAGTGGGCGAAATTGCAGCAGACGGGCGCCACGTAGATGGCTGGCGCACCCGTTCAGACGGTTCCCGATGTCAGCCCTGGCGGTCCACCTGCCGACTATCAGAACATCCAGGCCAATCCGGCTCAGTTTGGCGGATTGGTGGCGCAGGGTGAGAAATCCCTCGGCCAAGGCGTTCAGCAGGGCGGCGGCGATCTGGTGCAGACCGCGCTTCTCAAGCAAGAGCGGTTCAATCAGATTGGAGCAACCGAGGCGTTCAATCAGCTCCAATCGACATACCACACCCTGACCTATGGCGTTCCGGGCGATCCTTCACAGCGCGGCATTTATGGGTTGCGCGGTGCCGATGCGCTGCGTGCAGGTCCCGTCATCCAGCAGCAAATGGAAGACGCGCGGAACAATATACGGGGCAATCTGAACGACGCTCAGAAGTTGATGTTTGACCAAGGCTCGCGCCGCTTGCAGATGTTCACCCTGGACGCGGTTGGTCGCCATCTGGACGCTCAGGCCGATGTCTACGGAAACGCGACCAATCAGGCGACGGAGAACAATCAGCGGGTTTCCATCACGTCTCAGTGGAACGACGCAACCAACTTCAACCACAGCCTCGAGGAATGGCGCACCGCGGCGGTGCAAAACGCACAACTCAAGTTTGGATCAAATCCAGACCCGGCCATCATCAAGAGCGAATTGAGTCGCGTTGCATCCTCGGCAGTCAAGGCTCGCATCGAAGCATGGGCGCCAAACGATCCTGTTGCCGCGTCTCAATGGCTGGAAACTGGCGTTATCCCGGAAGCCGGCACCGGCCGCATGATCCCGATCAAACAGGCCATTGATCCGGCGACCTACTTCACCCTCTCGCGCGAACTCAAGGGCGCCAGCGACGCTGCTACGGTGGATGGTGGCGTTCAGGACATCACCAATTCCGGCGGCGTTCCCCGGTCTGCAACGCACGCGAGCACCTATGATATAGACCGCGCAATTCACGGACAGGAAAGCGGCGGCGCTGCAACGGCTCCCACTAGCGTCGATGGTTCGGTTGGGGGGCATCAGATTCAGCCCGCGACTTTCGCGCAGTATGCGAGGCCGGGAGAAGACATCACTAACTCGTCGGACAATGCCACCGTTGGGAAGCGTATCGTTGCGGACCTTTCCCAGAAATACGCGAATGATCCAGCGCGCGTTGCCGTGGCTTATTTCTCAGGCCCGGGAAACGTGGCGCCTCCGGGAAGTCCGACGCCTTGGGTACAGGACAAGAAGGACGGCAACGGCACATCAACGTCATCCTACGTGTCCGGTGTCCTCAGGCGCCTCGGGGTGGCGCCAACTCCAGGCTCCGCGAACGGCAATCCGCTGTCCGCCAATGGCCAGCCTACCGCCCGTGAAGGTGCGATTCCGTCGCGCTATTTCGATGACATGCGGATGATGCAGCAGGCTTACACGCAAGCGCAGACGATGCGTCCCGACCTTGGCAAGCGGCTCATCGATGGCGTATTCGAGCACATCCAACGGGAGAACTCGCTGGAGAACCAAGCTGAGTCGCGTGCCGATCATGACCTTACGACTCACCAGCGCGACAATGAGTCGATCCTTTTTGGCGCCGTGGTGCAGGGCCAGCCTATGACAGACGCCTATCTTGGCAACCTAGTGCGGACACAGCAGATCAGCCCGTCAGGCTACAATGCCATCAAGGCGGTTCAACAGAAACAGGCGGACGGAGCGGATGATCCGTTGATTGTCGCCAGATTGTGGGATGGTATCGGCAGCGACAAGGTATCGAGCGACGATGTCTTCAACGGCCTGACGGCGGGGAAGATCAACGCCAAGACCGCAGACGAGATGATTCGGTCCCTGAATACGCGCCGCACGACGCAGACAAACGCCGTGGAGCGCGGCGCCTATGATACACTCAAGACCGCGCTTGGCGGTCATGCACTCGAAAGCGGAATGCTCGATATATTCGGAGAGGGCAAGAAGGCGCAGGCACAGCTTTGGACGCAGGCGCAGGGTGAATGGAACAAGCGGGTTATCGTCGGCAAGGAAGACCCGCAAGCTGTGCTCGCCGACATGATGCCGCGCTATGAGAAGGCCATCCCAGATAAACCCTCGGCATGGCCGAATCCACGCTTCGGCGCAGTGCAGAGCATACAGGATGTGGCGACGGTTGCCGCAAAGACCAAGGCGGCGTTTCAGGCCGGGCAGATCAGTCAGGATACCTACAATACGGAGGGCGACTTGCTGGCCCGTTACAGCGCCTATTTCCAACAGGCCGATGCCCGCAAGGCTGCGGTTGCGAAGGCCGGCGTTCCGGCGCGCGGTAGCCGGCCTGCACCACCTCTTGCGCCGGCCGCGAGTGAATAATGGTTGACGAACCCGTTCCGGTGGCTGCGGCTCCGGTCCCCGCTGTGGCGACGACAGACGCGCCCGTCCCTACGCCCCAGGGCCAATCTCTGGCGCCGGTCATCGACGTTGGTGGCGCGCCGTCAGCCGCACCAGGTCAGCCAGGTTCCCAACTTATCCCTGTCTACGAGGGAACCGGACAGGCGCCACTTGCGCCCCCGGGCGACGACAGGGTGAAGCGTGACTTCCTGGCTGGGCGCGCGCTCGCGCAGGCTGGTGATCCTTGGTCGAAACTGGACGCCTTGATCGGCACGCCGCAGCAGGCGCGCGGACAGACCGGCCAAGTTCCGGCGCCAACTGAGCCAGGAGAATCCCAAAACCAGGCGCCTGACAACGGGCTTTCGCCGGATGACGAAAGGCCTATTGGACGCAAACTGACCCAGGCAGCGCAGGGCGTCCAGGATCAGGACGAAGAAGGTTTCAGCCTTTCCTCATTGCTCGATATCCCCGGCAAAATCCTTGGCTCGCATGGCGCCATGGAAGAAGACCTTGCTGCTCATGGGTTTCCCGCCGCCCCTCTGACGCCGCCTGTTGGCGCCATCGCCAAGGATGTCGGTCTCGGCATCATTCAGACGCCGCAGGCCGTCTTGCGCGGGATGCTGGGCGCGGTATCGGAGGGCGCCAAGGGTGCGCTTTCGGTTGGCGATGCCGTCAACCAGGTCATGCCTCAATGGCTATCTAGCGTCATGCCGATGGGCGAGGCCATGAGGCAGATGACCGGAGGGCCGGGCCGCACCGGGCTGCAGTACGTTGGCAATGCGGCGGCCGAGGATAAGGCGGAAATCCCCGCGCCAACGACGGTTACCGGAAACCTGGTAGAGCAGGCAACGCAGTTCGGCGCCGGCCTCAAGGGCGCCAAGCCCCTTACCGAATCTGTGGCAGGAACGGGGGCTATTGGGCATGTGCTGGCCGATCTTGCGGCGGGCGCATCCACGATGGACCCGAACGCACCGCGCCTGTCGAACCTGCTGGATGAGGTGGCGCCAAATTTCCTGTCGGACTGGCTGAAAGCCAAACCGGGCCAGGATACGGCGGTGATGAACCGACTCAAGAACGGCCTGGAATTTGCCGGTCTCGGGACGATGTTCGAGGGGTTGAGGCAGGGTTTGTCGGTTCTCAAGCCGATGATCGCCAAGGGCGGCGCTGACCTGACGGGCAGGCCGAGCGGCGCTAAAGTCCAGACGACGGAGATACCGCAGTCTTCCGGGTCTGTAGGCGAGGCGCCAGAGGGCGTTCTGCCGAAGGACTTCACAACACCCAAGCCACCTCTGGTCGAGATCAATCCCAAGATTGCCGGCATGGCGGAGACTGTGCTTGAGCAGCAGCAGGGCATGGAGCGGTTGCCGCCGGGAGAAGCGGGGGCGCCCGTCTCTCTGCCGCCCTCCCAGATCTCGGACTACCTGGCGGGTCGCAATGCCGACAATCCCATCCGCATCAATCTGCTCCGCATTGGATCGGGCGAGGATATCCAGAACGCCCTTGAGGAAGTCGCGCGCACCATCGCCGAGCCGGCGGTCCAGTCCAATGAGGCGACGATCGCGGCCTCGGACGCTCTGGGTCTATCCCCCTCTGACTTCCTGGCTGGGTATGCCGGGCAGAACTTGAACGCCGCTCAAACGACCGCCATGCGGTTCATGCTGGATTCCTCGGCACAACAACTGATCGACTACGCCAAGGCCGCCAGCGATCCTCTCTCTGGAACCAACGAGGCCCGCGCCACCTTCCTTCGGGCATTCGCCACCCATCGAGCGTTGCAGCAGTATTTCGTGAATGCCCGGGCCGAAGCCGGCAGGACGCTTCAGGCTTGGGCGATCATGTCGCAGCAGCGGGCCGGCTACACGCGGGCCGTGCAGCAGTTGATAGAGCAGGCTGGCGAGCAAAATGTGGATCAGATGGCGGCGGATATCGCGTCCCTCGCAAATCCGTTGCAGGTGTCGCGTCTGGTAGCCGCGTCCGAGCGGGGAACGGGCCGCGATACCTTCCTGAAAGTATTCTACAATGTCCTGCTAAGCAATCCGCGCACGGTGGTCAAGAAACTTGCCAGTGATGGCGGAATGGTCATGTGGAACCTCGCTACCAGCTACGGCGCGGAGAAACTTGGATCAGGCGCCATCGTCCCGGGCGAGACCGCGGAACTCGGCTATGGCTACCTGTCCAGCCTGAAAGACGCCGTGCGGATGGCCGGCAAAGGGCTTGCGGCGGGTGAAAGCCAGTTCTTCCGACAGTTCCAGACGATGGATTGGCAGGATCAATCCAGG